AATCTTCTAGCAATCAGAGCCGCAGCTCCCCAATCTCCCTGGTCTAAATGAAGCTGGAGATGATCTTTAATAGAAAGGCATACCAGATTATCTATAGAATTATTTTTTCTATTTCCATCTATATGATGAATTTCGTAAGAAAATCCAGATTCATCTCTAGGTATAGGACCATTTACCGATTCCCAAATTTTTCTATAATTCATTCCAGTTTCCTAAGAATTTACACTCAATTTATTTATAAAATCTTCGAGTGTGATTTCTTCGGTTTTGCCGCTTTTTCTATTTTTAATTGTAATAATACTTTTTCCATCAACACATTCAAACTCTTGTGAGAACTGACGCTCTGATGTGTTTGAGATAGTTTCTTCTCGCCAAGCAGCAGTTCTTCCGGGAACATCTGACCAATGAACTGAAACTCTTTTATATCTATTTCTACCCTGCTCAGAGTCTGTCCAGATTTTATAGAACATGTTCATTCCGTTTGGAGTAGACGTGATCAGAATTCTAGATGATTCACCCGAAGAAATAGTAGGATATACCGAGGCGAAGAATTCATCCTGAAGATTAGACGGAACGAACGCGAACTCGTCGAGATAAATCAGATTAAACGAATCACCACGAATAGCGGTAGAAGATGTAGATGATGATAGAATCTTTGAACCATTTTCTAATTCAATATTACCTTTGTTCCATTCCACAACACCTTGCTGTAGCCACTTTGGCAGATGCTCAAAAGCTAATTGAATTCTGGATAAGATTTCTCTAGACTGTTTTTCCTTGTTGGCTAGAATAGCAATCTTGAATGTACTATTGAATAGAACATACCACAGAAGCAGAGCAGCTACGGTAGTAGTCTTACCGACCTGACGGGGCATCTTAGCGATAACAAATCTGTTATCCATAGCAGTTCTGATCATATCTTCCTGGAAAGGCCAGAGCTCAAACGGAACTAGACCCTTATCGATATTTACAATCTTGATATAATTTTTGATAAAGTAAACTGGATCTTCAGAGCACTTGACATATTCTCTGAGTTGTTCTGCATCCCAACCGAGTTCTACTCCAGACCGCTTAAGATTGCGGTTTCCCATATATGTTTCAGGCTTAGCTGCCATATTGTGTTACTCTTTGTTTTTAAGCATATTTAATAGATCTGCAGTTGACCCGATGAACAGATTATTGTTTACTGTATCTGGGCCAGTTGGATCTTCTTTATTTAGATCTTTCTTTACTTTATGAAGATCTAATAAGTCCTTTGTTGCTTCACGCTTAGCATTAAGCAGAGTAGCTACAACCTCGAATGCTCTGGGATGTTGACTCTGTTTAGCCAAATCTAACATCGTATCGACTGCGTCTGCTGCGTCTTTGATGGTATTGTACATCATGCTTCTGGCATAAGCAATATCTGAATCAATTTCTGTGTAGGTTTCAGTTTCTTCCTGATAAATTACAACACCGTCTTCTTTAACGATGGGAGTGATATTCAGAATGTTGGCAATTGGATCTGAGTTAGAGTCATTCATCTGCATCTCTTACATAATTAATAATAAAGCCATAAGCATCTGTAGAATCAATTTGACTAATGGCTACCGAATCTGAAGTATTAGATGTTGGTTCTCCATTAGATGTTAAGCCTGGCCTAATATATATGTGTTCTTGAATTGTAGCGGCTTCCATGTTAGCTGCGTTAAGATCTCCAGAAGGAGTATAGAAGTTAACAAAGATTTCTTTGATAACCTTCGAGTCTTGAATGGGTCCGTAGATATAACCCTTGAGATTGAAGTAGAGATTCCAGATCACGAATTCTTGACTCTCAAAAGAACCAGTATAAGCCTCGCCCTGTTGAACTGCCTCGAGAGAAATTGGAATTGTTACTGGATCATAATTCATCTCAGGAATAAGATTTGCTGTAACATTGATATATGGATTGAAGAATGGGAGAATCTGTTCTACGATTCTCAGAGCATCATCAGAATTTCTGGCAATTATAGATAAAGAAAATCCGATGTTGTATGGAGCTGGATTATATTGAGTCTTGAGAGTTCCAGCTGAACTAGATCCGCTTGTGCACTTTCCAATTGGATTCAGTTTTCTAGATGAATCGTATGTAACCGAGGTGATCTCAAAAGCCATTCGTGGATAAACCATAGAAATGGGACGAAGCAGATCTGGGTTCTGTTCTTCGCGAGTTAGATAACGTTCCTTTGGTCCGTAAGAAATAGGAACCTTGATAGTCTTAACAGTCTTGTCGTCTGAGTCGACTCTATTGATAGAAATATCGTTAAAGAGCGATCCGAAGATCGTTACGTATTTTCTAATAGAGCCAAAGTACCAAGTACGTCCTAACATTATATCTTACCTAAATGGATTAGTTGCTGTGAATCCAAAATCATTATTCTCAGTCTCGAAATAATCATTCTGAATAGTCGAGTCTGTTTCTGGAGTGTAGTCTTCAATGATCAGACGATTTCCGGTTTCAGTAGTTAAGAATAATCCTGGCTCTGATAGAATTCTATTTCCGTCTGTGGCATTGCTATAATCAGTTTCAATAACATCGATATCTTCGATTCCGGTATCAATCTTTTCATTAGAATAGTTGAAGCGTTCACACTTTAATTCAAATACCTGAAGTGCTCCAGTTTGATAGAAAGTAGATTCATGTTCTACAAACTTAACCTCGAACATAGCATTAGGAATTGCAAAATAAATCAGATCGCCTTCTCTAGGACGAATGAGATTATGAATAGCTCCGATCTCATCTTGGAATCTAGTTCTAGACACGCAGAAAGTAATCTGGTCAGCCATAGAAATTCCGAATTTCGACATCATATCTCCAGAACCTTGCCAACCCTCGAAGTTCTTGATATACATTTCAATCAAGATAGCGTTTGTGAATTCTGAAGTTGGATCTTCTAGAAATAGCTGATCTATATTTGGAGTTGTTCGAGGAAGATACAGAACATCTACTCCGTGAATCTTGATTGATTCAACAGTAAGATCATTAAGCAATCTTTGTTCTGAACTCGATGATAAGTTATTGAAGAAAAACGAAGTTGACATGCTTTAGCCGATCATATCCAGCACAGGAAGTGAATAACTGACAATCATTTCTTGTTCTAGCTTATCAATTTCTGCTGTAGCATCTGAGAAAATCTGAGCTCCATTGAATTCCATTCCGCCCGGAAGTTTCATGCCTTTATACTTCACACCAACGTTACTTCCCCATTGTTGCTTAATGAGTGCCGTGGCATATCTTAGGAGCCATCTATCATTCCATACGTCAGAATATTCTGTTGGATCTACGATCTGATATGTTTCAACAACAATATATTCCCCAACATTCAGTTTGTCCCAGTCCATATCGATATACAATCTATCCATATGACGATTGAATCTAATTGGCTGCTCGCCGACTAACATCTGCTCTAGAAATTGAATGTGTTGCATCGCCATATAGTACGGCACCATACTAGTAGAAGTTAGATCATAAAGATCATTCAGAGCAATCTGATAACGAATATTGAATAGGTTATTAGTCGAGAGTGACATTCCGATCGGGAATACTCTGATTGCTCCAATAATATTTTCAGGTAGAGTAATGTATTTGTTTGTAATATCTTGAGTGGTAATCAGATGCTTATAATATTGCTTTTCGGAACCATCAAAATGATAATCCCAATAATATTTCAGAGCATCATCAATTCTCTCTTCAACCTGATCGTCGTCTACGTTGATTTCAATAACTGGCGCGCCGAGACGGCGTAAGCAATAATTTTTGAATTCTGTTCGTGTGGTAGGACCGGCCATAGAATTATTCTCCGTTTTATTTTATATTTAGGATTTATATCCCGTTGATTAAGGAAAATGCATATGCGCGACCAGCTGTAGTGCCAGAACCGGATGCTGCAGCCCAGACTCCATTTCCGTAAAGTACGGTTGTAGAGTTAGCAGTACCGGTTGCAAGTCTAGCAGTAGGGACTGTGCCTGTAGCAAGGTTTGTAGCGTTTGTATAATATGAAGCTGCTTGTCCGTTTAGGTTTGTTGCATTGTTAGCGATACCAGAGAAAGAAGTAGCGTTTGTTGTAGTATATACAGTTGCGTTACCTACGTAAACTGATGTTGCTACGTTAATAGCAGCTGGAAGTCTTGCCGTTGCTAGAGTTCCGGTTGAGATGTTTGTAGCATTAGCTGCGATAGCAATCGCGTTGGTATAAGCTGTTCCGGCTTTAGTTGTCGCATCAGTAGCTGCAACTGTTACCGCGTTGGTATAAGCTGTTGCTGCTTGAGCAGCTGCGTTGGTATAAGCTGTTGCTGAGTTGCCGGTAATCCAGGAAGCAATGTTAGCAATTGTACCAGAAGAGTTACCGACATAAGTAGCTAAGTTAGACGAGAGAGTTAAAACATTAGCAGATAAACCAGCGGTTGTTTGATACAGAGCAGCAGCATTAGCAACTGCGTTAGCATATGCTGTAGCAGCGTTACCAGTAATTTGAGATTGAATTGTTGCTAAGCTAGATCCATTAAAATTAGTTGAATTGTTTGATGTACCAGAGAAGCTGGTAGAATTGATTGTTGTGTTAACGGTAGAGTTACCAACACTTAGAACTACTGTAGTTTTATCAAATGTTAGAGAAGAAGATCCGCCGAATGCTGCAGAGTCATTAAATTGTAATTGAGTATTTGATCCGCCGGGAGATCCACTGCCGCCTGGAGCTGCAGCCCAGACTCCATTTCCGTAAAGTACGGTTGTAGAGTTAGCTGTGCCGGATCCAAGTCTAGCAGTAGGAACCGTTCCATTAGATAAGTTAGTAGCGTTAGCTGCAACTGTTACTGCATTGGTGTAAGCTGTAGCAGCGTTACCAGTGATCCAAGACGTGATGTTAGCAATTGTACCAGAAGAGTTGCCGACATATGTAGCTAAGTTGGCTGATAGAGTTAGAACATTAGCAGACAATCCAGCTGTTGTCTGATAACCAGCAGCCGCAGTTCCTCCAAGATATAGAGCGTTATTTGATGTGCCGCTATACGTTGTTGCATTAATAGTTGTAGAACCAACTATGATTCTGTTAGTAGCATTTCCTGTGAATGACGCGTTAGCTGCAAATGTGATGACTCCGTTTAAAGTATGAGCAGTATTTGCAGTAACAACTTGGTTCCAGGTATTTGCCGATCTTTCTCTGAACCATAGTTGCGAAGATGAAGTTCCAAGGAGATCAAATCCTCTAGCTGATGTGTCACCAGCTCCCATTCCGTACCAGTAGAAATTGCCGGTCATACCAGTCGGGATATTGGTAGAAGTCGATGAGTTACCAAATCTAGCTTCATATAGAGCAGCATAGCTGTTCATATCATAAGCGTAATATGATCTACCGCCTTGCATGCTAGCGTAAGCAGTTACCTGGCCAGTAGTTGCAGTAGTTGTGTTGGCGATATTTCCCTGAGTTGTTGTCAGAGTTGTGAACGCACCAGTGTTAGCTGTCCCAGACCCAACTCCACCCGGAGCAGCCCAGGTAAATCCACCGAGGTATGTAGAGTTGTTTGATGTACCAGAAAATGAAGTTGCGTTCTGAACAGTATACACGGTAGCATTTCCGACATATGTTGAAGTTGCAACGTTAATAGCAGCTGGAAGTCTTGCTGTTGCTAGAGTTCCAGCTGAAATATTTGTAGCATTTGTGTAATATGATGATAGCTGACCATTCAGATAAGTAGCGTTGTTAGCCGTACCACCAAAAGTTGTAGTGTTGGCAAGAATGATATTTTGGCCAGAATATGAAGGAACACCAGAATATGGAATTGTTAGAAGAGGAGTATATGATGAGTTTGCAGTATCGAAGTTTCTTGTACCAGATGGCAGAGTAGTATTAGCAACAGGAGTAGCAAATACTGTTGCTCCTATCGTCTTAGTGATATTCATCGAAGCTGATATATAAGAAGCCCCACCGACTTCTGTAGCATAATAAATTGATACAGCAGAATTAGCTTCTAAGAAAGCTAGAATTTTTGATGCATTTTGTCGAGTTCCATTCAAATAATATCGGTAAGTAAAAGCATTTCTGTTACTGAATAGAATTTTAACTTCGGTTTTATTTGTAGAGATCCAGTTGTCGTCTAAAAGACCTTCGATAACAACATGGTCGTATGTTCCATTAGATGATGTTGGTAACTCAGCAATTTTATAATAAGTGTTTACTGCTATAGCGGTATCTACTTTAGACCAACCATACACCGTATTAGCTAAGTTAGCCACGCCGTTGAGTGTTAAGTTGCCATTAGCTGAAACATACATCGCAGTACCAAACTGCGCAGTATTAGATCCAACATTGATTGCAGTAGAATTGATTGTGCTATATAGAGTAGCATTAGTGGAAATCTTGATTGTTGTGGTGTTTGCTACGGTGTTAGCTGCAGTATTTCCAGCGTATAGATTTGACAGAACAATGCTGCCTGAGGTGTCACCCTTTGTTGAGTTGCCAACAGTTAATTGACCGGCGGCAATTCTATAGATTCCGGTATCTTGAGATCCAGAAGTTGCGTTGTTAGATGAGCTGAAATAATATCCACCAACCTGAGAGTTACCAACTAGAGGACCCAGAGAAGTAATTAAATTCCAATAACCAGTACCTGCGACAAGAGTTGTCTGGATCGCAACCGTCGAGAAGTTGATATATCCATTAACGTCCACTGAGATGTCTTGATACTTTGCGGTGTTAGCTTGATTCAGAACTCTCACTGTTCCGTAAGTATAGATGTTATTGGTAGACATAGCAGTAGTATTGATCAACGTAATTCCACCGATGCTTACGTTGCTGCTGATATAAGATGTTGTTAAGTTTGCACCGACTTCAAACGTTACGGTTCCGTTTGAGGATATGACTTTAGAGTCTGCTAAGTTTACTGCAAATTCACCAGCATCGATATACTGAGTGTTTGAGCTATTTGTAGTGTTAGGAAGACGACCAGACACAGTCGTCCTCTTGAATTGAATCTTTGTGTTCGCCATTTGGCTACTCCATTAACACCGATATATATCGGAGAGTGTATTCAAAAGTATTTAGAATGTTCCGCCATCAATAGCGCCCCAGGTAGGAACACCAGAAAACATCTGCAGAACTTGGCCTTCAACACCAGCCGCACGCTTAGAAAGAGTGTTCGTAGCAGAAGCATAAATCATATCACCAGTTGTGTAGGTATTTGTTCCAGTACCACCAGATGTAGCAGCTAGAGCAGTAGTCAGAGTGATAGAGGCGGTGGATAGAGCCATTAGAGTTGGAGCAGTAAGAGTAGTCGCACCCGGTTCAGTAGTTGTACTGAATAGAATCATACCATTGTTAGCTGCTGATCTAGCTAGACCGTAGTAAGTAGCAACACCACCAGTATTAGCTGCACCGTAGATACCAAAGTCAACAACGTCTGTTGCTAAGTTAGCATTCTGTGCAGCAACCTTAACGAAGTTATCCTTGACTTGAAGTGTTACAGTGTCGACTGTTGTAGTTGTACCGGAAATCGTTAGGTTTCCAGAGATGTTCATATTTACGGCGGAGATGTTAGCTGTTGCCGTGAAGTTAGCAGCTGAGATAGATCCGGTTGAGGTAATGCCAGCAGATGTTACGTTAGTGTAAACAGTAGAGTTACCAGTTCCATACGCAGTAGTATTAATTACAACGTTAGCTCCGACCGATAGAGAAGTACCAACTGTACCTGCGCCAGCAACGTTTAGAGAAGATACGTTAGCCAGGCCAGTTACGTTGGCAGTTGCCATTGTCGATAGACCGGTTACGTTCAGAGTATTCGATACTGTTACTGCACCGTTTAGAGCAGTAGCTGGAGAAACGATGAAGTTTGTTCCATTAATATTTGTATTTGTTACAGTAGCGTTTGAGGTAATCGCAAAAGTATTTACTGTAGCGTTAGAAGCTAGTGTGATTGTTGCTGCGTTAACATAAAATCCAGTAGAGTTAACAATAACGTTACTGTTAAACGTAGTTACACCAGAGTGAGTAGTGACTCCAGTGATTGTCATGTTCACCGCATTAACGTTAGCCGAAGCAATAAAGTTTGCTGCGTTAATGTTCGCAGTTGCAGTCATCGATGCTGCAGCTAGAGATCCAGTAGAAGTAATACCAGCAGATGTTACATTAGTGTAAACAGTAGAGTTACCAGTTCTGTGTGCAGTAGTGTTAATTACAACGTTAGCCCCAACAGAAATTTGAGTCCCTACAGTACCAGATCCTGCGACGTTTAGAGAAGATACGTTAGCCAGGCCAGTTACGTTAGCCGTAGCTAGAGTAGATAAGCCAGTGACATTGAGTGTATTCGATACTGTTACTGCACCGTTTAGAGCAGTAGCTGGATTAACGATAAAGTTTGAACCAGAGATTGTAGTATTTGTTACTGTACCATTTGATACTGCTAAGATTGGTTGTACGGTTGAGTTAGTCGAAACCGTAAACATCTGAGTATTAATGTATGTGTTAGTAGCTTGAACAACTAAGTTAGCATTAATTGTAGTTAGACCGTTGATATTAGCAGACTGTAGAGTTGCAATACCAGTTGTGTTTAGAGTTCCGGTGTTTACTGCGCCAGTTACGATGATACCATTCGCAAAAGTTGCGACTGGAGTAACAGCTAAATTGTTACCAGAAATAGTAGTATTCGAAGTCGTTGCGTTAGAAGCTAGAGTAATTACTGGAGCTGCAGCAGCAGTAGATAGAATAAGAGAAGAGCCAACAGTAGTTAAAGTTCCAGTAATTACTGTGTTACCAACTGACAGCGTATCGTTTGCAGAGTTGAAGGTGAATGTAGCATCAGCTCCAAATACACCAGAGTTATTGAACTGAATTTGTTGGTTTGAGCCAGCAGCAGAAAGCGAAGAAGTCTTACCGTCGACGTAAGTTTTAATAGCGTAAGAAGTTACTAGTTCAGTGTTTGAACCTGTAGCCGAAGAACCAAGTTGAGTAGCGTTGGCCTGAGGAGTAATTGTCGTGATAAGAGCTGCAGTTGAGTTAGCAGTAGGAGAGGCAATTGAAGCTGAAACAAACAGTCCAGCAGTATATGTGTTTGAAATGAATGCGTTAGCATCAGTAATTCTAACGGTATTAGCTGCGTTCACACCCGGTGTTGCTTGGTGTAAGTAACCGTACTTACCACCACCAATTCGAATAACACCAGTCGATCCGTCTGGGTGACCGATGAAGAGTGAGTTTGAAGTAGAGTTACCTGAGTAAGCTAATTCGCCGACGAACAGAGACGCAGGAATTGCTGTAGCATTACTTCGTCTAATTTGTAAAACTGTATTCGCCATTACCTATCCTTTAAAATTAAAAATCGCCACCGTCTAGCGACAATTGATCTAAGTGAAACTGCTCATCAGTCTCGTTGTATATTAGTACGCTATTATTTATAGGATTATCCATGTTAACATCATCTGCCTGTGTTATCGACGTAACAGGCGGACCAGCATTCTTAAGGATAATCGGGTTAGTCTCTCTAACATAAGTAGCTGAATTAGTCTGAGCTCTAAGTTGAGCTTTAATTACTGGCTCACTCTTTTCTCTCGCAAAAACTGGAACGCTCGCAACAAGCTTTGTGTTAGTCATTCCAAGGTTTTGTTTGATGACAGCAGTGATTCCTGACATGATTAGGCTTTTGTAACCTCCGGAGTTACTGTTACAACTCCTTCAATAACGCGAGTGATAACTCCGTTTGCCGCTACAGTTTCAATATCATAAACATATCTACCCGACTCCATATTGGCTGTAGTATTTGCACTTAGAGCAATATAAACATAACCAGTATTTGGAGTCGGGATAGTAATGTTGAATGAAGTATATGTCGAGGAGGTATACCATTTTCGGATATGACCGCGTGCAGTGTAATCCGTTAAGTCCATAACAGTTCCAGCCTCGTTTGTTAGAGCTAAATACGTACTAAACGTAGCGCCCTGATCGATTATAATATTAGCTTTTGCTGCCATTTTCTTTTGATTCCTAAACTTTTTTTAGTAAACGTGCATTTTTTCCTTGACATACTTTTAGAATCATGGTATAATAGATCTTGACAAAAACAATTAAAGCATCTTAATCAAAGCCTAAAGCATCTAGATCAGTATGACTTACACAAGCTGAAACAAGAGCTAGATTCGTATCGCGATCGGCTCTTGCCGATTGAATAATAGAATTATCTACATCACGATTTTCAAATAAAGCTTTATTCATTTCTTCCTGGCAGATTTCCAGTGATCTAGATTCAAGTATTCCTGTTACCTGATTTTTTCTATCTTCTACTGGCCTAGCTAAAACTGGCCAGACAATTTCTATTGGAGTTTTCGATAGATCGAAATAGTGTTCACCGTAGATCTGATGATTTCTGATCAGCTCTGGTTTAACTTCAATTGCTTCTCTCCATGCTCCATCATTTTCGTCTGGAGTATAATCAATGCATTGAATTATATTATCATTTTCTACAAGTACATAAAACATTAAACTTCTCCTCTTAGTCTATTATTTATAATGTCGAATGTTTCTTCCCATTCGTTTGGCTTAGTTTGCTTGAATATAGTAGCAGTATTATACCAGCAAGTCTTTTCTCCTGGAGGAGCCCAGAGGAAATATGGAAGAATCGGTGAAATAATCCACGTCTTCTTTCCCATAGCTGCTGATAGATGTGCTACCGAGGTACATGACGAAATAACCAAATCACATTCCGAAATTGCTATTCTAGTGTCTTCCCATGTATCAAGATTTGGAGTCAGCATCCAGCTAGGAGTGTGCTGAGCACCTTCGTCTCTTTGTAGAGATACAACATCAATATCATAATTTTCTAGAACGTTGAACAAGAGTTCAGGTGGAAAGACTCTATGTTGTTCGTGCTCGAATCTGGGATTGCCCTGCCATCTGACTCCGACTCGTAGACGCTTTGGATTAGAGTATTTGTGGTGCTTGCCAATATAAGGCTTACCGGAAATATCTTTGTATTCTAATCCTAGAGGTAGAATAGCGGACATCGAAGGAACCCAGTAGTCGTGATATACTCCACCGACTGCAGAATGATCGATGATAGCAGTGACTCCGGGACAATCTTTCAGAGTTGGAATGAGTTCACCCGAACAGGCTACGATTGTTTTGTTTCCCAGAGCGGAGATATTTTTAGCAAATCTGACTCCCCAGATCTGATCTCCCAAACCACCTTCGAGATTCAGAAGAATGGTTCCTCTTTCTGTTCCTGTCCACATCGGTTGAGGAGTATTCGGTACTCTGTTTCCGAATACGTTTTCTAGTCTGCCTTTATCTAGAAGACGATGCCCCTTAGATAGTCTTCCCTGATTCAGAAGATACCAACCACGATTGTATGCAGCACGATTATTCAGAGGTTCTTCTTTTTCTAGCTGCTGAGCTAACTCCCAACCAAGCTCGAAGTCACCAACCTTAGATGCTTCTAGTTGTTTATCTAGAAGAGTGAGTTCTCTGTCTTCTGGAGTTTCGCCTAACCAGAATCTAGCTTGCATGAAGTCTGCATATCGAGGTCCCAAAACATCTAGAGCAGACTGTGAATGTTGACGTTCTAGCTTTGGTGCTACCTTATGCAGATCAGGAATATTCCAGACTTCTTCGTCTTTTTCTTTTACTGCTGAACTTTCGATGTTTGTAATATCATATTCGAATGGTTCTAGCTCTAAGAATTGTTCAATTTTATTCAACTGTGATTTGGGATCATCCATCAGATCATCATAATCAATGATACAGAAGTTTTCTGGGGCTTCAGCATATCCAGCTTCTAGAGTCAGATATGAAGTCTTGAGGTGTTCGATCAGACCCCCTTCGAGTAAGAATTTATCAAGATTTTCTGGCTTAGCAATTCTAACAAAAGATGCTGCGCAGTCTGGTACATTCCGAACTGTGGCAATAATCTTAGGAGCTTCTCCCATGACTTTAGACATGGTTTCCATGATCTGTGGCGCTGGCCAAGATCTAGATTTGTCGACGATGATCGGCTTATCGATAGTAGAATAATTTCCCTGAGCGATTCCCATCGCGATCTGAAGAATTTCAGATTCATCTCTGTCTTGAACTTTATATGTTGGGTTATTTTCCCAGACAGAAATAGCCTGACCAATCATATCAGATAGACCAGACGTAGGTGATACGTACATATCTGGTCTCTGATTTAGAATTGCGGCTAGAACTGTCGATCCAGACCTAGGAAGTCCGGCTAGAAAATATAGTTTTTTCATTGTAAATACTCCACATTAAACTATGCTATGGACTATTTATTATGATCTCAGAGCCATTGTTCTTTTTCTAATCGCGATAGCATCTTGCCAAACAGTAAGAGCTCCAACTTGCTTAGGCGATGAGAATGAGGTTGTACTGCCGAGACCAAGTTTACCACCAGTTCCACTACCCCAAGTCCAGAGAGTGCCATTAGTTTTAGTTGCAGCAACAAACGGAGATCCATCAGGGCTGCCTGATCGTATGCCACTTGCCGACACTGTTTTCCAAGTCGAATCAGTTCCAATTTGGCAAAATTGATAGACTGTAGTATTTTTTCCAGTGATTAAATTAGAAAAAGTATTATTACTTCCGATAGCTAGAGTCCAGAGAGTGCCATCAGTTTTGATTCCTATCAGAGTGTGAACTCCAGCTGTACTACCTCCAGGTTTACCAGCAGGAATTATAGTTTTCCAAGTTGCTTTTCCTATTTGTACAGGAGAACTAACACTGAATGGAGCTCCATAATGAATATTTTTCCCCCAGGCCCAAAGAGTTCCATCAGTTTTTAATGCAAAAGTTTTTGATGCACTTGACCCCGATGATGCAGTTATATTGAAAACAGAAGCCCAATTGGTGAGTGCTCCAACTTGCTTTGGTGATGAATACGAAGTAGTATTACCCAGACCAAGTTGGCCTCCGCCGTTTTGACCCCAGGCCCAGAGAGTGCCATCAGTTTTTATTGCAAAAGCACTTATTTGATTCGAAGAAGCGAGGTCAGTGTTTTTAGCTAAACTTACAGAAGCCCAATTGGTGAGTGCTCCAACTTGCTTTGGTGATGAATATGATGTGGTATTACCTAGACCAAGTTGACCTGAGGAGTTTTGGCCCCAGACCCATAGAGTTCCATCAGTTTTAACTGCTGCCGACATCCACTGATTACAGTCAGATAATTTCCAGTTGGTAAGAGCTCCAATTTGAGCCAAAGAAGATTTTCCAGCGGTGCTCAGTGATGTAGTAGCCCCCGTAGTTTTACCTAATATTCCATGAAAGTTTACGCCGGAAGTCCAGAGAGTGCCATCAGTTTTAATATTAACTCCATGATAATGTGACGCGGAGATCTGAGCCCAGTTAGTATATGCTCCAATTTGAACGGGAGAACTAATTCCAACTGTAGTTAAAGCTGTAGACCCACAAGCAAAATATCTGTTTCCGCCATTATCATATTCTATACCCATAGCCCAAAGCTGCCCACCAGTTGCTCTAGAATGAGTAACTGTTGGCCATTTAGTACTGTTCTTTCCAGTAAAAATAGAATCGGCATTAAACACGCCCGGTGACGGGATGATATTATCTAAATTTGGTCCTTTCCCCAGTTGAACTGGGGAATTGAAAGAACCGCGAGAACCTTTCCATTGCATATGAAATTATCCTTTCAACGCGAAAGATGCAGATACAGAAGCTACTGGAATCGTCCAAGCGGTAGAAGTTCCAACTTGTTTTGGAGATGAATACGTAGTAGTATTATCTAATCCAAGTTTACCGTTAGTTCCAGCTCCCCAAGCCCAAAGAGTGCCATCAGTTTTTGTGGCTAAAGCATGCCCTCTTGTGATAGAGGCTTTTGACCAGGTAGTTAGAGCTCCAACTTGCTTTGGTGAAGAATACGCAGTCAAATTATTAAGCCCAAGTTGTCCAACAGAATTATAACCCCAAGACCAGAGAGTGCCATCTGTTTTAACTGCAATAACGGATCTAGATTGAGGAGAAGAAGTACAGGCTACTGACCTCCATGTAGTTAGAGCACCGACTTGTTTTGGCGATGAATACGAAGTAGTATTTCCTAATCCTAGAACTCCGTTTCCGCCTGACCCCCATGACCAGAGAGTACCATCAGTTTTTGTGGCTAAAGCAAAGTTTCTACCATCAAGTTTAGATGCAGCCATAACAATTGTAGCCCAAGTAGTAAGAGCTCCAACTTGAACCGGAGATGATCTATCGGCTGTAGCTCCGCTACCAAGAGCTCCTTGCGAACCAGAGCCCCAAGTCCATAGAGTTCCATCAGTTTTAATTGCTCCACACACGCCGTCTCCCATAGAAACTTTAGACCAATTAGTAAGAGCACCGACTTGTTTTGGTGAAGAATATGTTGCAGTATTTCCTAAGCCTAATCTACCAAATGTACCAAGCCCCCAAGTCCATAGAGTTCCATCAGTTTTAACTGCTGCGGAGCTTAAATAACCAGCTGAAACAGAAGCCCACGTAGATAGCGCACCAACTTGAGTTGGACTAGACATATTCAGATTAGATGTGTATGTTAGTAAATATGACGGGTAACCACTACTTCCATAAGTAGTTTTTGTAGAAGTTCCGAGCTGGCCATAATTATTTCTACCCCATGACCAGAGAGTACCATCAGTTTTAACTGCAAGCGCATGAGTTCCAGAACTAAATGCTGACCAAGCAGCGGGTTCATGAGTTACAACTGCTGGAATATAATTCTGAATAGATGTTGCAAGTGGATTATCATTGTTTGTAGTATTTCCTAGAATGTTATACTTATCACCACCCCAAGAATATAGAACATATTTCGTTTTTGATGATGGCCACATATTAACTGCTCTATATGCAGATAGTTGTTGAAGCGACCATACACCTGGGCTCGGATTTACTGAAAAGTCCGACTGAGAAAATGCTTTCGCACTATTAGCAGAAATTCTACTACCAGACCATCTTCTAGGCATTAGGCTAAGATCTCGTAGCTCACGATAACTGATAGAGTATTGCCGACTGTTCCTGTAGCTCCGATAGACTTATCTTCTTCTAAGTAGATAGATGAAGCTTTATCTAGTAGAACCAGAGTAGACCCGACTGGGATCGTGATGTTGTTAGCTAAAGGAGTAGCTGTTCCACCTAGAGCTGCAGCTGAATAATAATTCAGAGCAACGTTAGCTGCTACTGCTGCATAGTTAGTGATAAGAAGAGTATTCACCTTATATGCCTGACCTGAAGCCGAAGCATTAGATAGAACTGAGAATGAACCTGTCGTGTTAGCAATTACAACAGTTGTTGTCTTAGCTGTAACGTTCGCGATGTTAATAATATTTGGGGCGGCCATTTTATCCTCCGAAGATCATAGCCATTGCAATGGCTTTACCTGTAATTGATGATGCGTTAATTGCACTTCCACTGAAGGAAATTGCTGTTGAATTGATACTAGTATTTATAGTAGAATTACCAATTGATACTAAATCTGTTACTGAAGTAGATGTCGAATTCACTACCGAGTTAACAGTAGAGTTACCAACACGAACTTCACGCGAGCTTAGAATGTCTCGTGATGTAAAGTCACCAGAAGATGTTAGAGTTAGACTACCATCAATCGATCCACCAGAATTTGCACTGACTGGAGTGTATGCTAGAGCAGTAGTAACATCGGCTGAAGTTAGAGTAACATTTCCTGTTCTGGTATTAAACGCCGTAACACCAGAAGCTCCAACTGAGGTAGTTAATCCGGTAGAATCAATGATTGCATAAACTGTAGCATTACCAACTTTGATCGAGCTTACGTTCAGAGAAACATTCGCTCCAACATTGATTGTTGTAGCTACGTTTACCGTTGCAGGAAGTCTAGCTGTATCAAGAGTTCCAGAATTGATGTTGGTAGCATTAGCAGCAAATGTTGTTGCGTTGGCGTAAGCGGCAGCCGAAAGAGTAGTTGCTTGAGCCGCAGCATTTGTGTAAGCTGCTGCAGCGTTTCCACTAATCCACGAAGCAATATTCGAGATTGTACCAGAAGAGTTACCAACATAAGTAGCTGCGTTAGCTGTTAGAGCAAGTCCAGAGAAGCTGGTAGAGTTGATTGTGGTGTTAACTGTTGCGTTGCCGATTGAAATTCCGGTTACACTTAAGTTAACATTCGCTCCAATGTTCAGAGCAGTAGCAATATTCGCTGTAGCTGGAAGTCTAGCCGTTGCTAGAGTTCCGCTTGAAATGTTAGTTGCATTAGCAGAGATAGCAATCGCATTAGAATATGCTGTATCGGCTAGAGTAGTTGCTTGAGCTACTGCGTTAGTATACGCTGCAGCTGCGTTTCCAGTCACCCAAGAAGATACGTTAGCTAGAGTGCCTGAGGTGTTGCTGAGATATGTTGCAGTAGTCGCAGTAACAGAAAGACCAGAGAAGCTAGTAGCGTTGATAGAGACGTTAACGCTAGAGTTACCGATAGATAATCCTGACGTAGTAAGATTTACGTTTGCCCCAACATTAATCGCGGTGGAGATATTAGCTGTAGCTGGAAGTCTAGCTGTTGCTAAAGTTCCGCTTGAAATATTAGTTGCATTAGCTGCGAATGTTGTTGCGTTGGTATACGCAGCAGAAGATAGAGTAGTTGCTTGACCCAGAGCGTTAGTGTATGCTGCTGCTGATAAAGTAGTGGCTTGAGCCGCAGCGTTAGTATATGCTGTAGCAGCTAGAGTGGCAGCATTTGTATATGCTGTTGCAGCGTTACCAGTAATCTGGCTCTGAATTGTTGCTAAAGATACGCTTCCGAGTAGAGAAGCATTTGCTGCTGTTCCTGAGAAGCTTGTGGCATTGATAGAGACGTTAACAGTAGAATTACCCACGTTAACAGTACTAGTGTTAATATTGACGTTTCCAATGTTAATTGCAGTGGAGATATTAGCTGTTGCTGGAAGTTGAGCAGTTGCTAGAGTTCCAGTGGAAATGTTGGTAGCATTTGTGTAGTACGATGCTAGCTGACCATTCAGATAAGTTGTATTGTTAGCAGATCCGGTGAATGCAGTAGAGTTAATGACTCCAGCTCCAATAGCGAATGCTGTGGAATTGATAACCGTATTAACTGTTGAGTTGCCGCTTCTAACTTCTCGTGAGGCAATAACGTCACGAGTGATAAGGTCTCCAGAACTTCCGATTGTTAGAGTTCCGGAAATAGTTCCAGCCGCATTAGCACTAAGTGGTGTATAAGTTAGAGCAGTAACAATATCGGATGATAACAGAGTAATGTCACCTGTTCTGGTATTGAACGATGATACGTTAGAGCTAGTGAATCCAGCTCCTTGTAGGCCAGACGATGTTAGAACAGCGTAGACTGTAGCGTTACCAATTCGGATTGAGCTAACATTGATAGTTAGATTTCCACCGACATTAACTGCAGTCGTATTGATTGTTGAGGGAAGTCTAGCTGTATCAATAGTTCCAGACGTGATGTTTGTAGCATTAGCCGCGATAGCAATCGCGTTAGTATAAGCTGCTGCCGATAAAGTAGTTGCTTGAGCAGCCGCGTTTGTGTAAGCTGTTGCTGCGTTGCCGGTGATTTGTGATTGGATTGTTGCTAGAGATATGCTTCCAAGTAGAGAAGCATTTGCTGCTGTTCCAGAGAAACTTGTGGCATTAACAGTTGTATTAACCGTAGCATTTCCGATTGAGATGCCGGCAGTTGTGAGATTAACATTTGCACCGATATTTACTGCAGTAGAAATATTAGCAGTAGCTGGAAGACGTGCAGTTGCTAGAGTGCCAGAAGTTAGGTTAGTAGCATTTGCCGCTACTGCGATAGCGTTGGTGTAAGCAGTGCCGGCTAGAGTTGTAGCACTCGCTACTGCGTTAGTATATGCTGTTGCCGCGTTGCCAGTGATCTGAGTTTGAATTGTTGATAAAGTAACTCCACTAAGATTGTTAGCGTTGTTAGCTGTACCGGAGAATGAAGTCGCATTAACTGTAGTGTTAACACTAGAGTTACCAATTGAAATTCCTGTTACACTTAAGTTAACATTCGCACCAACATTAATCGCGGTGGAAATATTAGCAGTAGCTGGAAGTCTTGCTGTATCGAGAGTTCCAGTTGAAATGTTAGTAGCATTAGCCGCAAAAGCCGTTGCATTAGTGTAAGAGGCGGCAGATAGTGTAGTTGCCTGAGCGGCGGCATTAGTATATGCTGTAGCAGAGTTGCCAGTAATCCAAGCTACGATATTTCCGATTGTGCCGGAAGAGTTGCCTACGTATGTTGCAGCATTAGCTGTTAGAGCAATACCTGAGAAGCTTGTGGCATTAACCGTCGTGTTAACCGTAGAGTTACCAATTGAAATTCCAGAAGTCGTGAGATTGACATTTGCACCAATATTAACAGCTGTGGAGATATTAGCTGTAGCCGGGAGTCTGGCTGTTGCTAAAGTTCCAGATGAAATGTTGGTAGCATTAGCAGCAACCGCAATAGCATTAGAATAAGCAGTACCAGCTAGAGTAGTTGCTTGTGTAACAGAATTTGTATAAGCCGTTGCAGCATTACCGGTAATTTGAGTCTGTAGAGTTGTTAGAGTAACTCCACCAAGATTGTTAGCGTTGTTAGCTGTGCCGGAGAAGCTTGTGGCATTAACTACTGTGTTAACCGTAGAGTTACCGATTGAAATGGTAGATGTACTTAAGTTAACATTCGCACCAACATTAAGAGCTGTAGAAATATTCGCTGTTGCTGGAAGTTGAGCAGTCGCTAGAGTTCCGGTTGAAATGTTGGTAGCATTAGTGTAATAAGAAGCGGCTTGACCATTCAGATACGTAGAGTTGTTTGCTGAACCGGTAAAAGCCGTAGAGTTGATTGTCCCAGTTCCAATTCTAAGAACTGTAGAGTTAGCTGAAGTGTTGACTGTAGAGTTGCCTATATACCAAGAATATGAAGCAGACATACTCAAATTGGAATCGATAGTTAGAGGAGCAGAAGTAGATCCAGTTCCGCCTCGTAGAGCAGTAAGTACAGTTAGAGTATTAGCTCCGAAGAATCCATTTACGTAAGCATTTCCTGTTGTAATCGCACCGTTTGTTGTGGTGTCAGTAGTAAGCACAACAGTAGAAATGTCTGATAAGACATAGTTAATCTTCGTGATAAGGCCAGCCCACGTATCAAATGCTGGTTGAATATTTGCGTAGCTTTTGGCCATGACTTATCCTACTTATTAGTATTATCGTTATGATTATTTATAAACTCTGCTACCATGTTTTTGAGAATACTCAACTCTGATCTTAAGTAGTCAACTTCAGCAAGAACTGCCTGAGCTTTCAGTGCTCTTTCTCTATTTTTCTTATATGCTTCAAATTCAGCATGATCGATGTTTAAGATTGCGGAAGTCATAGAATCTCTGACGTACTGATCATCATCAGTTTTTTGATAACCAAACGGGTAAAGAGTGTTGGGGTATGTTGTCATTATGATACTGCAATTGCTCTCATATTTAGAACCCGTGGAACAGAATAAGTATTATTAGCAAGAAGGACAATCTTGATAGCGTATGTTGAATATGCATCATGAATTACACCAGTCGAATCATAATAACGAATTACGTTATCGTTCTGTTCATTAATAAATGCAGTCTTCGGGAAATCTACTCTGTCATAAGATCCAACCGATGTTGTGAATGTTGCTGCATTATCGATAGTTAATTGTGTATTATTAGCAATAGCTGTTACTTTGGAAATTTGGAAAGTAAGTTTTGTTGAATCACTATAAGTCTTGATTAGATCGCCGATAGCTAAATCTGTGGTGAAGGTTGTGCTGATTCCGGTCATAGTTGTGGAAGAAGTGTTGACTGAAACTACTCCAGACTTAGCAGTAGCGAATGGTGACTTTGGTACCGTGAATTTGAATTCGCGAATGTCATTTAGATTGATAGAATCCGAATACATTGCTGTGCTACTATCTTGAAGTAGCAGAGTCCAATCCTTAGAATCAAAGGAATCAGGATCAGATGCTGATAAGAATTTACCGTATACGTTAATAGAAGTTCCGACTGGTTTATATGCATCTAGATACACAATCAGATCTTCAGAATCTAGACCATTAGCTAGAGTAATTGTTTTAGAGATATACTTATTGATGGCTAGACCAGACTTAGTATTTTCTCCGTACGCGGCTGGAGTGATAAGATTTTTATATGCAATAACTGAAGCACCGTCTAGATCGATGAATGGGCTTACATAAGAATTGTTAGATGTCATAAAAATGTTAGCAGTCATAGATTTTCTGCTTGACATATTAGCGATTTCACTTGATCTAGAAGCAACTACGATTTCTGCGTCAGAAATATAGTTCGTATGATTCATATCATAAGTAACAACTGATGTGTTATCATACGTTCCACTAACAGTGCTTACCATATCAAACTCAAGTTGAGTAGCTGGGAAAACGGTGTTATGGAAGAACGGAGTGAATCGGTTAATTACTCGATCTCGGAGAACACCGATTTGAGCATTAGCTTGAGAGATCACACCAATGATAGTGTCACCTTTGGTAAATTTGAATGAGCTGTTTGCTGCGTTAGAATCTTCTAGAGTTAAATCTAGCTTATTCAGATTGAACGCGGAAACTCTACCAGAAGGAGTGTTCTGTACAGATACGTTGCCAGTAAGTCTTGGCTTATTTTTTAGAGATAGGGAAGTTGTGTTGGTGACATTGTTAACGAATAGTGTATCATATACAGATCCGTTAGATGCGATAAGAATTGTAGTATTGCTGAACTGAGTAAACCCAGATGTGATTGTTCCACTTAAGCCTTGAAGTGTTACAACTAGAGTATTTGAATTGATTGAAATAGTATTCGATGATGTCGTAGCATTAGTAAATGCCTGATTTGATCCAAGTTTGAATACATATTCGCCTTGTTCGAAGTAGTCGTATGTATTAGAGAGATACATAAACTCATAATTTTTATTCACTAAGCTAACTGAGCTATTTGCGCTAGATGTGAATTCAGCTCTGTTTAGTTTGAACTTGAGATATTCGTTTTGAGTAGGAACCCAAGTAAATCCGTTAGTAGATGTGAATAGATCTCCAGACCCCCAATTCTTGATTACTGGTCTGCTGCTTACTAGATCCGGTTGGCCAACTACTGCAGTGTGAAGTCTATAATTTGGATTGTTACCATTTGCGGTAATACATAGAGCATAATAATTGTCAGCAGCTAGAAATACTGGAGCGTTGAATGTTACTCTAGTTGCTGTAGTTCCAGTAGCAGAAGTTGTGATCGTATTTGCTAAGACTTCCTTAGTAGAAAATGGCAGAACTTTTGTGGTCGGAACTCCATTTTCCATAGATCTAATTTCAACTGTTACACCCTGAATGCTATCCTTAGCAGAGAAATATAGATCAACACTTGTAGCGAAAATACCTTCCGCCCCATTTAGTTCGTCAGATCCGACGTAGATTGATTGAGCTAAAGGATTCTTAGAAGAAATCGCTGAAGTGTCTGAATATGTATATGGTCTAGTAGAAATGATAGTTGAAGAATTTGCAGATGTTGTAGAGTGGTTGAACGCATGGAATACATATGAAGCACTAGTTGATGCTGATGACAATAGACTTAAATCTGCAACATCAGTGATGATTACTTGTCTATCACCAGTAAAGAATGATCCTCTTGGGATGTGCAAAATAGCAGAGAAATAACCTGAGCTATTAGAATACGCTGCATCTCCGCGCGATCCAGTAGATCTGAAATCTGTGATCTTAGCATTTGTCAGAGAAAAATCAAGAGTTGCTGGTGTGATATAGTCAGAAACTAGTATTCCGTCGAAAAACACATATAATCTAGTGCTGGGTCTAAGCCCAGATGCATAAACACCAATATCCTGCTCGCGAATGAACGCAACACTATTATCAGATGTTTCATAAGATCCGACAGATCTAGTTGGTCTGTCGGATTGATTTTGTGAATTTATAGTGGTAGAAGTAATAGTAGTTGCCATCAATGAATCCTAAAAACTATTTTTTATATTTATATAATTAATCCCAGAAATTATATTGATTTGTTCTCTCGTTAAACCCACCACTCTGTGCAGTGACAGAGGCCATGTACTTCTCTACTGCTGCAACATCAAATACGAACGGAGTGATAACTGGTGTTTCGGGTAGAGAAATAGTTGGAGTTACTGGCGCAGGAGGAATAACCGGGTCAGTGTTGCCAGTTGGATACTTGATAGTGTTACCGTCATAAACTGGCGCAGGGCTCTTATCAGTTACAGTATAATATCCAAGATCGCTGTTGTATACTACGTTTCCAGTTTTGAAATCTCCTCCAACATAGATAGCAGTATCTAATTCGTCAATCCAAACATAGTTTCCAGTCTGAGGACGAGGGATATTTCTAGTTGGTGGTGTATATCTTGGCTGATGAGTATTCGCAACACTTGGCTTTGGTGGTTGAACCGGAGGTCCTGGGGGAGGTGGTTGTGGCTCCGGTTTTGGATCTACTGGCTTAGGTGGAATAGTTGGTTCTACATAAGTGTCATACGCAGGAACTGTTCCAGCCTGACCAGTCCAGTTATAATAACCTTCAGTAATGCTACGAGTTCTGGTAGTATTTGTCTGAGAAATCAGAGTCTTCTCAGTATAAGGAAGAGTCACAACTGCGTTTGTTTTAGTGTGCGGGTGTAAAGCTGTGTTTGCGTTTTCATTAGAGTTGTAATCAAACTCTACTTTGAATTGATCGAATCTTGGAATCAGAGATGTCTCTACTGAATCTACAGCAATAAAGTATTCTTTATCAGAAAGATTTGACGCAAATCCACTTTCAAAATTATCTACGAAAATTCCGTTCTTGAATCTATCTAGGCCAGTCACATCGCTCTTGATTACTAGATTTTTAGTTTTAGATTCTAGTAATGATAGAGATGAATAATACTCAAGATTATTAACTCTAGAATTGATCGAGTTAATATCTTTCATCGTATAGCGACGATTCTGATTTGTAGTAAATGCTACAACTGATTGTGGTGTGGTGTCGTGTGTAATCTGTGAAGAAATTAGAGTAGGATACGGAGGAATTGTCACAGTACCCAGAGTTAATCCGGTTTGATTTTCACCTGGAGCTTGTGGGTTCTCTGATGGCTTTCCTTCGATGACTGATACAGTCTGGCTTGTTGTAAGCAGAACTTTATCAATTCTTCCGAGGTAATATGTTACATCATATCCAAATGATTGATCAGGTGTAATGAATCCATTTGAAGAGAATGTTACGTTAGAAGTTGGATTGATAATGGCATAAGTTGCAGATGCTGTAGCAACATTTGCAGTAGAAGAAATTGAGATAGTATTAGCTACATAAGATCTGAAGTCGATTGAATCTCTGAGATCAATCTTAGCTCCAGTAGATGAAGTGTATACTGGAATGTTTTGAGTCTGAATAGCCGAAGTGTTTGATGTATTAGCATCGTCAATAGGATATGAATCTACAGAGAAGAATCCAACTGAAGAGCTGGTTGGAATAGTAAACACATCGAATACTACAGTGATCTTGTCACCGTTTGTAATGTTCATGCTAGCTGCGCTAGGCGCTCTAGCTAATTTAGAAATTCCGTATACGGTATCAGACTGATTCTTATCTAGAACAAAGCTAGATGTTACATCATATGAGCTATTTGTAGTGAAGTTATTTCCGGCACCGATTTTGTATACTGCTGAAATCTTATGTACGTCTGGGAATCCAAGTGGCCAGGGTCCCTGTGTTCCTGTACTGTTATTAGCAGAATATGTGATAGCATTCGTAGTTAAATTCAGAGTAGCATTTGAAGTTAATACGATAGCTGTAGAGTTAACAGAAGAAACTGTACCAATAAGAGCTGAGTTAGACGAGTTATTGGCTTGATATAATTTATATCCTGCTGAAATATATGTATTGACTGTTGTGTTTGTAGATGTGACTGTTGTGCTATTTGTGTTACATGTGAATGTTCCACCGATTGGAGCAAATAGTGCAGTATCGATACAAACAACACGATCTTTATTGATTGTCTTTTCAGTAGCGGCTGTTGTAGTTGCTTTAACATCGTAGTAGATATAAGCATTTGCTGAAGCAGCTAGAGTTTCTACTGTGTTAGCAGCATTAACTAAGAAGAACGACATAGAAGTTGTGTTAGCTAGAACAACTCTAGAATTTCTATCAGGGAAATTGACCGGAATATTCTTTGGGTAACACTTATTGTGATTATTTGAAGTATATGTTGCCGAGAATGCATTTGACACAGTCAGGAATGTGTTGTTCGCAATACTCTTAACTTGCTTGACCGAAGTGACAGTTGAATTTCCGACTCTGATATAATCGTTTTCCTGATATGCAGTTAAGAACAGAGTTGACGAACCAGTGACGTTAGCACTTCCACTTGAAGTCGTTACTGTTCCGGTAGCATTTGTAACGTTAAGCTGAGCAGCAGGAACAACGATAACTGCCTTTTCTTGTAGAGAAGTGAGGGTTCCAGTTCCATAATAGAATTGTTGATTACCGGTCAGAGATACGGATGAGCTCATTCCGTTCGAGTATACGTTTACTGTATCTGTTTTTCGGAAAATAAACGATGTATTTACTGATGCGCCAGGAACTAGAGTCTTCACATAAGATTTCCCGGTTGGGAAAATAGTTTTACTGAAATTTGGATCTGTAAGAACAGCAATATCTGTGTTAGTTGTAATATTTCTAGTCAGAATAATATCAGCGATACCCGTAGAAGAAGCACATCCCTTTACCGACGAAAATGCCTTACCGCTATTCATCTGGATATTTGTCAGATATAGATAGTATTTGGCTGTAGGTGTGTCAACCGTTCCTTCAGAATATGTGAAAGAAAGAACTGTTGCCGTACCAATTAGAGTACCAGAAGCAGAAATAGTTGAATATGACTCATTAGTCAGAGCTGAAGTTGCTGTATCATACAGATTAACTGAAGACCCAATTGAGAAGTAACCAGCTACTTCGTTGACAACTACGTAATTTCCGTAGCTAGCAGAAACAGTTTGATTTAGAAGAGTCTGAGTATCTGTACCTTTTCTGGTAGAATACTTAGAAGAATTTTGAAGCTCGACTCTATATCCGCTGATATATCCAAGACCAGAGCTAACAACCAAGTTGAATGTGTTAGATGATGCAGTATCAATTTCAGCACCAAGCTTGAATGGTTTTACTACGAAATCGCCATTTGTCTCGTACTCTCTTCTAGCCATCTCTTTATTGATAGCATTATATTGAGTGACTTGATTTACTCTAACTGGAAGACCATTCTTCCAATCAACTAAAGAGAAGAAATTATTTGTAGGTAGAGCATCAGAATTAGCGACTGTTAAAGTTGGAGTAAGCTTTAATCTATGCGCACCAGGAGCGTTCTCATTTGTAAAACCAGATGCTCCGTCGTATAGAGTATTATCTTGATATTCAGTAACGACTGTTTCGGTAGTAGAAAACCCAACCGATAGATTGTTTGGTGTGCTAGAATACTTAGATACTACGGTGCTGAGATTATTAGCAACACGGATGAAGAATCCCTTCTGAAAGATAATTCCTTCACCAACGCTGAACGCATATCCGTTTCCGGTTGGGTTTGTATCTACAGAGTTTACTTGACCTGGCGCAACTTTAGTAGTATATTCTGTTACTAAGCTAGACGTGTTAGCCACATCAGTGTTAGAATAGAAATATAGATCTTCGTTGTTAGCAAATGCTACTTCTCCGGTTGTTCCGGAATTGATGTACTTAACATAGATAGTGTGCAGATCTGGGTTCTGAGATTCTAGACCATCTTCGCTGTTTACAACGATAGCTTGAAGATTTGATGTAGGTGAAGCTACTCTGTATCCAACAAACTGAGCAGGGCTAGTTGGCTGGCCGTCTACTCTTAGGTCTGGAAGCTTAACATAATTGTACTTAGAATCTAGAGTGAAGTTACAACCCTGAATAATTGTGCCTTCAACGAAAATATTGTCACCAAATCTTTCAATTTGATTTTGAAGAATAGTCTGAAGCTGAGTTAGTTCGCGTGCTTGAACTGCTGCTTGTGGCCTAAACAGAATTTTATGAAAGTTCTTCTCTTCGCTGAAGTCGTCGAAGTAAGGAGAAACGTTTAAGTTTGTATCTAGGGCCATTTATTTCCTCGTTAATAATACTTGAAGACTAATTTGATAGTCTCCGACTGAGTATTTGCTCTTTGCACAGATTCTATATTTTCTGCATAGATAATATCACCAGTATATTTAATAAGATCTGGCTGCACTATACTAGAAACAGCGACAATTTTATTTCCACTCTCTGATTCTATATATTTATCTGCTCCAGCTTGGAAGGTTCCCTTGACTCCAGTTAGAGAAAACTGGTATGTTCCGTTAGCATAATCTCTGATGTCTTGAATGTAACCAAAAGCTCCACCTTGACCTGGAATTCCCTGTTCGCAATAATCGTCTAGAGCAAAGGAAGCAGATCCATTTGAATATGTTCCTGTTAACTTCAGAGTCTGCGAAAATACTCTATATGGGGATGATAGGGCAGACACATTAGCGGCAATTCCGCTAGTTAATCCAAGAGTGGTAAATCCAGTCACAAATTTTCCAGTCACCGAAGTAAGAGATACTGCGGTAGAATTTGATGTTACTACTGTTCCGATTGCTGAGTATTGTGAGTTTGAAAGCAGAGCAGTTTTGATATATTTGTTAATCGTGATAATGTCTGTGTTTGATAGAGTTTTGTTATAAAGTAACACTGCGGTTGAGTTGACTGTGTAGCTCACCGAGTTAGTATTTGAAACTAGAAGATCATGATTAAGTAGTCGAGTTCCATTTAAGCTAACCTCAATTGTAGATATCGAATTAGTAGAAAACAGAGTATTCGAGGAATCTAATCCATATAGAGTATTTGATAGTCCAGATGTGATGGTAGAAATAACATTGTTCACTGAGGCGTTTCCGGCCTGGAAAATAGTAGCTGCAGCTGAGAACTTTCCAGAATCTTGACGAACCGTAACTGTGTTTCCAGATACATTAATAACCACACCATTAGCAGCACTCGGCGATGTCTGATACACAACATTGTTTGTAGTCAGAGTTGTTGCAGCAGATAGATTTAGATTCACATAATTTCCAGCGTTGTATGAATATTCGGCCACATCATTGATTATGAGATTAACTGCGGTGTTAGATCCGATGTATTGAATAACCTCTTCGCCAGCTGTAAATGATCCAGTTGAATCTACTAGAGTTAGAGCTACGTTAGCAAAGACAGGATTTTTAATAACGCCAACTCGAGAGTAGTCGTTAGTTGTTGAGATAGTATTAGATTCAGTATTAGATAGAGTGACACTAATTCCAATTTTATTAGCATTCAGCTCTTTATTAATGTCAGCCCCGTGGCCGCCACGGGGGGAAATAATAGCTCTAACTCCGGCTGAGTTAGCTACGATAGATCCAGTGTTTCCGATGATCTGAACATTAGCGTAAGTATAGCTAGATCCAACATTAATAATCTGCACAGAATCTAGAGCTTTTGATGTTGAATTAATAGAAGCTAGAGCTTTAGCTCCAGTTCCATCACCAAGAATGTTCACTCTAGGTGAGATAATATACTTTGACGATAAATCTGGTTGTGGAGAAAAGACAGTATCAACACTCACTAAATATTGGTTCGCAGTCACTTGATAGTCGGTGATCTCTCTGATCTGCCCAGCGCCGGTTCCAGACTCGATGTATACTGCAGATCCAGTATAGAAGTTGTTATTAGCCGAACTTCCAGATTTAAGAGCATGAACTCGTGTATTTCCGCTTACTGCGATTTCGCTGAAGTAACCATTTGAGGTGGAAAGATAATTACTACCACCAGAAACTACCAGAATAGAATCGATCGATCCATTTACGGAGTAAGCTGTTACTGATGCGTTAGCAACAACCGGAATATAGCTCGCGGTAGAAAACTTTGAATAATCAGCAGAACTAATAGAATACATGTATTTCCACTGATAACCGTCTGCTGTAGTGTAGGACGTATCGTCAGCCGAAGTCTCACTGAATAGTGGCTGGCTAGTTGATGCAATTCCAGAATTATTATTCAGACATTTGAACACATGATAGTTGCCACCTTCCGGCGTAACAACGAAAAACTTTTTAATAAGTAGATCGGCATCAGTATCATCGTACATAGCATATTTTGTTCCAGATGTCCAATCATTACGATCGATCATCTGTTTAACGTCATCGGTACTGATATTCTTTCCACAGATCATTTCTTCAAATATAGTGTATTCAGTTTCTTTGAAAGAATCTGTAATAATAGCTGGCGTAGAATTAGCCCAAGGCATATGTCTAGCTGTGAATACATAAAATTGATTATTGCCAATATCCACCAGCGGAGCGTAATAATCTGTAGCGCTCTTGACGTTGAATAATCTAGTGTTTGATACGACTGCCATTACTTAACTCTCTGTGATTTCTGTGTTTGGTGCGCTTAGAGCTAGTGGATATTCAGTTTGAATAATGACCTTACCAAATAATTCAGTTCCGGCCACATGAAGTACTTTCTTAAGCATGTCTGAATATTTATCTAAAGAAAGTGATGACTGAATTTCATATGAGTATTCTTGATAATAATAGTTGTCGTGGAGATATTTGTCAGAATTTAATTTTCCGTTGTTGTTCTGCCAAGTTCCTTCACCTTTGCCTTGACGATAAACTCCAGCAACTCCGTAGATAATTTCGGCGGAAGAATTTGCTGCGTTAAGAGTTATCACAGAATTAGCCGAATGTCCGAAGCCAGATTCTAGAATCTCTACTTCAGAAACAATACCACTAGCAGTTTTTACTTTGCTTGAAACTGAGGAATTGAGACCCATATAATCATCTGTAGTTAGAACGATGTTACCGATAACACCTTCACCAAGTCTTGTCCCCTGAGTATTTTTACTATACACAGATGATGAGTTGCTGAATTGGTATGCAAAAGACGTATCTCTGATTGTTAGAACGTCGCCACTCACTTCAGTGATTAATCCATTAGCCTGAGCAAATGTTGTTACAGTAGAAATTCCAGATATAGCAGCGTTAGCTGATGTAGTTTGACCAACTACGTTATTTCCAGAAACAAAAACTGTATTTTCAATTGGCTCTACAACTAGAGTAGACGATCCGATTGACGTGATGATTCCTTTTGCGCCAGACGTAGTCTGGATAACACCTTCTCCTAAAGAGAATGCTCCAGTATTTGATGAAACGGTTAGTACTTTTCTATCAATAGAAATATCCTGAATTAATTTATCGCCGGGAGAAAACAGGCTATTGGTGTTTGCGATTGTGATGTGTGCTTCGGCGAATCTATGCGCGTAGATAACATCTTCTAGTACTAAAACAAACGGATCTGCGTTATAGTTATTTCCTGGGTTTACACTAGAGAGTGACTCGATTTTTCCGATTGTAACGTTGGCTACACTCAGAGCGTCCTTAATCTTTCCGCTGCTGTATCCAATTGAAGAGTTTCCAGAAAATCCGTAACCAGAAGTATTAGAATTTGATCCGTCAATTAGCATATCTAAGAAGCAAACATTTCCTGTATTATACGCAGATAGAGCTTCATCGTATGTAGTCACAGCCTGAGTATCGCTTAGAGTTCCGACTGAAAATGTTGCGCCAGATCCTAAATTATAAATTCTTCCAGTGTTTGCCGTAGCTACAGTTAGAGCTTTCCAGACTGTTGCATTAGTAAAAGTATAAAGAGAATTGCTAGTTAATTGAATTGAAGTGTTCGAGATTGTTGTGTTTACAGTCCCGAATACAACGCCATTAGCTCTGAAATAAACTTGTGTTCCAGAGTTGGCCGAAAATAAAGTTCCGTTGCCAGTCAGACTTTGAGTTGTGGTGTTGGAAGAAGCTAATCCAAGTGGCTCGCCTAGCTTGCCTACTAGATGAGCTGAATTATACATTGTACCAGAAATATTATATAACCCAAGAGCTGTAGAATTAGAACCAACAACAGTAGCTGTGGCAGAGACGTTTTGAGTTGAAACTAGATTAGCAACAATAGCAGAATTAGATGCAAGTTTGATTGTATTCGCGGTAGACCAATTTCCATAGACGCTGCTGATAATCAGATTTCCTGCTGTAGTATTCGAGGTAGATACACTGACAACATAGCCATTAGCAATAGCGGCATTTGATGAGTTATAAGCGATAACAGAATCTAGTAGAGCATACGTATTAGCTCCACTTAAGCTCGTATAATTAAATCTCTGTAGTGGTTGTACTACGTCCATGAATGGAGTAAATGTTCCGTTTGAGGCAGAGACAATAACAACGGCATTAGAAACAATTGGAGTTGCGTTAACAGTAAATCCAAATCCACCATTTGCCAGTGTGAATGTTACTTTTCCGGTTCCATTTTCAACAGCTCTGACGATAGCTTTACCGGACTTTCCGTCTGAGCTGGTTAGAGTTAGAACATCACCGATAGCATTATTAGATCCACCAGATGTGATAGTAATAGAATTTAGAGATCCAATTACTAGAGGTGCATCCTCGAGGCTGTTGTCATCACTAAGTTTTTCACCAGTTTCAAAAGTACCAGCGACACTTGTAATGTATAGAATATCAATAAATCTTTCGCCGATTTTTCTTCTGACTACGTTCTCGACGAAAGCTGTAGCACCAGAACTACTTCCGGTGATATTTTTTCCTAAGAAAGAGAATGATCTATCGGATTTTGCACATTCTAGATACGTCGGTACTTTCCAGATACCATCAGACGCTCTTAGAACGTCTTTACCTGGATCGTATATTTCGACATCTTGACCGAATACGAGTTTGAAAAATAATTTGAAAGATTGAGAAGAACCCTTAGATTTATACAAATCTTGAATGTGTTTAACTAAGAATCTCTTATCAGCAGCGACTAGATGCGGGAGATCTACTAGATATTCTTGCTTAAAATTGTCTAGAAATGCATCTACGGTGTAATCAATATCTCTATATTCTAGAATATTTCTAGATTCACCACCAAGAGAATCCATCCACTCGTAATATGCTTTGGTAAACTCAACAAAATTATCCCCAGACTCTCTATAGAATCTAGGGAATTGAGTTTCGACTAGTGAATAGATGTTTTGTTCTATTTCTCTCATGTTCTAACCGCTGTTACTGTTGGAATTATGTCTTCAGCTCTAATGGATAGAATAGTGTTTTTTGAACCAGAGAAATCATTAGTAGAACTCTTAGCATATAGCTTTATAGCTGACCCAGAATAATCGGAAATTGCTGGAGCATTTAGAGATAAAACTCCGGTTGAATAATTGACATTTCCCAAATCATTAGTAACTGTTACTTCAGTTCCAGTGTCGACAGTTTTAAGATGAATAGATCCGTCCGAATCATCTTTGAAATAGCATAAAACATTGTTATATGTGAACGTACTAGATTCAAGAGTTCCAGCGATGATAGCATTTTGAAAATCTAGCGAATATGACGTAGCAGTATCTAGCTCTGGTGATATATCTTTGATCATCTGAACAGTGATATTCGAGCTTACGATTGAAGAATCTGCTCCATCACATGCGGCCGCGAGCTTAGAATATCTAAATGTGATATTGAATTCATCCAGAGATGTGTCGTTGTAATCTTGAATCGCAGAATAAATTAAGTTTTTGATGTCATTTGGCGACTTCGAAGTTAATCCTAAATCATAAAGAATATCTGCAGTAACACCGATATATGTATAATCTGCTGATGTGATAACTGGAGAAATTGAAATTGGCATTTTAAGAGTTAAGAATGATTCGATATCAGTCTTGAGCGATGCTGGAATTCCATCGAAATTTGAGAAGTCTATGCACACATATACTTTTCCGTACTGTGGTGGAATTACTTGCTCGCCGCCGTATACGTTAATAGCTCTGATGTCGCTGTATTTTTCGAATAGAATAGTCTTATAGTCGCTAGTTGTTACTGCGCGCTCTTGAGTCTGATAATGTCTTGGAGCTTTGTATTTAATAGATTGAATAGTCTCTAGCTCGTTTCCGCCGAATGCTTCTAGGTTTGTAGTTACAGTAATGTCTGAGCTATTATATCCAGATACAGTTCCACTAGCCATGAAATCTCGAGATTTGTTTGCAGCACTTCCTTTAGCAATTCGGTATGTGATATAGATCACGTTGCCGTTTATAGGCTTAACACCAACACTGTTGTCGCCAAAGACTACTTCATATCGATCTTTGGTCGCCGGTTGAATGAAGAAGATCTTAGACACTGCTGAATATCCCAGAAGAGATGTAGCTGATTGATATTCCGAATTAGTTGTATCCGTTAAGCTAGCTTGTACGACTACAGTAATGCTGCTAGTATCTACATTTACATTACTGATAACAAACTTCTGGTTTTCGATATCGGTGTTTACTACGATAGATTCGGTGACATACACTCCCTCGTAGATGGCCACATTCGCGGCGGTATATTCGTCAGCAGCAGACACCACAATATCACTATCAGTGGTAAAAGTATAGACCGAATTGTCGATTCTGCTATTAAAAGGAGTTCCCTTTGGAATAGTGATAATGGCTGGAGAATCATTTGCTTCAATTGCAATGTCGACATATGCTTTAGCTGAAGTATATGAGCGAGGTAGATAGTTCAGCTCCTTAGCTCTGGACACAACAGAGTCTCTGATTTGAGCAGAATCTAAGAATGACTCAGAGATAGCCATGTTGGTGTAGAAGTTATTCATAAACGTGTTGTATGAAAGAACATCTAACAAGACCGACAAGTTAGAGCCATCAAAATCGTAGTCTTTGAATCTAGACTGTGATTTGAGATATTCGCTTAAGTTACTTCTAATGGTATCAAAATCTAAATCTGATACGACTAGTGCTGAATTTGATGCCATTAACGTACTCTATCTAATGCAAGGGTGATGGTCGTCGTAACCGGTCTTAGATTATTTATAGTAGAAAATGTGATTGTAATTTCTACAGAATTATTATCAGAAGAAGATGAAGACACCACGACATCTATAATATTTGCTCTGGGCTCATAGTTTGCTAGAGCTGACACAATCTGACTTTTGATAAGTTGCAGAGTAATTGGGTTGAGCTGTTCAAACAGATACTTTTTAATGTTGGCTCCAAACATAGGACGAAATGGTCGTTCATAATGATCTGTCTGAACTATGTTTTTAATAGATCTAAGCACAGCATCTTCGTTCACTAACCGAGTTAGATCTTCCTTAATTGGATGAATGTTAAAGTTAACATTGAAGTCTGAATATACTTCTTCAGTTGCTGTGAAATTCGAGGCCATTTTTATCTCCAGTTAATTGAATATTTATCCGATATTCACAGTAGAACTACTAGTAGCGGTATGACCACATGTGGCAGAATCTCCACTCCTACAAACTGCTTTTCCACCAATTTTTACAGTAGACGAACCAGTTGACATTGTGCTAGAATCATGAGGAGAGCTTCCATGAGATTGTATAGCATCGCCAACGACGCTAACAGCATATCCTCCAATCTTCACTGTAGTTTGACCTCCACCCGAAATCAAACCACCAGCAGAATCTACTCCAACTCTACATGCCGCAGGCATTACTTAGGTCTCCATGCTAGCGGCTGTAGACCAGACACATAGTGGATTTTTCCACCTTGTCCAGCATTCGGGCAAGTTTTGACTTCACCTCTATTTTTAGTCCACTTACATCCACTATTTGGAGCAGCAAAAGAGACGTGAGTCCAGATCTGACTCTTTCCGTATTCAAGAATAAGTTGGTCGAATGCTACGTTGTCTCTAATCCACTTTGCGATTTCTAGCATAGTTGCCGGATCGGTAGATCGTGATCCGTAAGTAATATCTACAGCCTGACCGGTTCCATGCTGTCCTCCGCCAATATTTGGTCCAGATCTTACACCAGAATTGATTTTAATTGGTCCAAATTTAGCACGAATTGGTTCAAGTACATTCTGAGCAAGTAGAGAAAGATTAGCTGCGATTTGTGCTTTAGTCATAAATCTTCCACCTCGATCTGCTGAAGGAGCGACTTGGTCGATTACTTTATATGGGAATACGCAATTAGTTGAAAGATGAGCTAACTTATAATGTTGTGACAGAGGCAGAGCATCATTGATCGCGCTGCTATTGTATTTCTCGATTCCTCCAGTGCTACCGATAGGAGCGATCAGCTTACCTTGAGCTTCGTCGGTAGGACCATCAGATAGAGTTTCTGCATTTGCTACATCTAATTCTTCCTGAGATAGTCTTCCTGATTCTAGAGCTGATGCTACAGCAGATTCCGCCGAATCTGGATCATCATCAAGCCCCTGAACTAGCGATTCCATAACAGAAGGAACGGATCCTTCTCTGCTTGGTGGTGTGCTCAATCCAGTCTTTTTAGCTAGTGCTCCAGCTTCAGCTTCAAGAGCATCTGTTGCATCAGTAGATTCTCCGTTTTGCATAGAGATTGTTGCTGCGTCTACTGCTAGAGCTCCACTGCTTTTGATAGAAGACTTAACTGAAGATACCACAAAATCGCCACCGAGTTTAGCTTCGAGATTATCTCCAGCTTGCATATCAACATAAGTATCAGATTTCAGATCAAAGCTTTTTGTTTTGATTTTATATGCTAGCCCAATAACATTCATATCGACTTTTGATTCTAAATTGAAATTAGCCGAAGCTGTCATGTTAGTATTAGCGGCAGAAGTGGTGTTGAAATTTTTGCCAGAATACATATTGATGTCACCAGAAGTAGATTCGATAGAGACAGACTTACCTCTAATTCTAACATCTTCTGCTGCGTTAATTTCAAGTCTGCCACCAGAATTGATATGCACATCATTCAGACATGTGATATTGATATTTCCCTTGACGTATAGATTATGAGTCCCCTCAATGTAGATGTGCTGGTCTTGGACGATGATCTTGAAATCATCTCCGACCACTTTGACTACTCGTCTACCAGTTTTGTCAATCTCTTCGTAGGTACCAGCACAGTGATAATCAAGAGTTCTTTCGTGCCCCGGAGTATCATCGACTTCGCGAATATGGCCAGACTCCGATTTCATTGTATGGACATACGGATATTGGCCTCTAAACGGAGACGGAGGTTCTATTCCAACTGGAGTAACGGAATACGAAGTAGGTTGAGTGTCTGAAATAGTAGCTACAGTATTAGACGGAGTTCTAGCATATACTGGACTACTAGAATTAGAAGTAATTGGAACTGCGATTGGATTAACCAGAGTCGAAACTATATCTTGACTTACCGATACCGAGTCTTGTTGAGCAAAAGACAGATCTAATGACGTTAACTCTGATCCACCAGAAAAGATGAAATCAGTAAACACATCTAATAGATTTTCATCAGTTAATCTAGCAAATCCGTCTACTATTTCAAGTGCTCCAGAAAGCTTTGCTTCAATTTCTGGATCTACAGTAATAATAGAACTTAATAGAAAATCAGTAATTTGTGTGTTAACCATTCTTAATATTCTTTGCTGTTGAATTAGTTGGAACAGACGAAGCATTCATAGAAGCTAGAGCTTGCTTAGCGTAATTTATTCTGCGATCTAAGTGCGCGTATATCTTCTTCGGCTTTTCAAAAGTATCCATGAATGACGAGGTTGCTTCTTCTAGAGTCTTTGTTTGCTTTAACGCCGGGATGCACTTGCTTTTGTATGTTCGTAATTCATGAACAAGGAATGCATAGTTGTGATCATCTGTTGCCGCATTTTGGGTGATGTCGTATCCATTAAAGTTTGCTTTAACATAATCGATGAACTTATCTAATCTGTCGGGATTAGTCCATTGAGCCCAGCCGTATCCTTTTCTGAGAGTTCCACGAGGCCAAGCGGGTCCTTTTCCGCCACCATTTCCAAGTTCTCTGATATTACACTGCATGCCAGCAGATTCTAATCCAAGATTTCCCATAATAGCTGCAGCCTGAAAATCTTTTAGACCAAAGTCTTTCATGAATTGACGACCGATCGGTCCAGCTTTTACAGCAAACGATCCAGAGATCTTGCCCAGAGAGGCAACAGGAGCAGTAGAGTCTACAATAGAATCATACGAATTGTCTGACTGCCCAGTCAATTTGAAGTGCCCAGTTCCAAGTGCTACAGTTCCAAGAACAAACGGAATCTGACAATCATCTCCATCAGCAAAGAAACCAAACACATGAGTTCCTTCGATGGGACCAGTTGGAGAAGTTCCAATTCCGAACATTCCAGCTGAGGTGATAGGTTGAATTGGCATTGCCCATGGTAGATGATCATTTGGTACTAAGTTCTCATCTTCAGGATGAACTCCAAATACTCTAATTCTAACTCGGCCAAGGCACAAAGGATCGTGACGATCTTCTACTTTAGCAAAGAACCAATTGAAGCCGTCTCGACCCATATAATTATTTTTTTGCATTACTACTCACTCCGAGGTCTGCTGCATTATTTAAGTACGCTGAATTTGAAGGTTCCGGTCTATCTGCATTTTCTGTGCTTATAACCGGAGTAGAAAATCCATTTTTGAATAGATCGTATGTACAACTATAAGTTTCACTTGTTAGTCTATGATGTATCGACGTCACCATAAAATAACCAGAAAGAAAAGTATCAAATCCTTTTGCTACAGTAGATCCACTAATTTCTGGTAGATCTAACAGAATAACATCTCCAGCTGTGATAGTTGGATCTCCGTATACTTCTGCCGTAAACATATTTTGAGCTAGTCTGGTCATGTACGAAGCACGATTTGGATAGATGTCTTCTAGATATGTTTCTGGTTCTGATGAATCTTTTGGAATCCAGAATGCTTTAGAATTTTTGCTGGGTTGTTCCTTAGTCAATCCAAAGATTCCAAGAATTTTAGCAACACCCGATTCCGGTTCTGTTGTAACACTTCTGATAAAGTCTAAGCTATTTTCTGGATAAGAAGATTCACTAACAGAAGATTTACCACCAGCTCCAAGAACATTGAAGTCTGTATATTTATCAGCAAATTTATAGTGCTTATGTCCGATCTTTTTCTTGATGAAATCGTACCACATAATTTCACTTTCAAAGTATCCACGCTTCATCTTTTCGACGGTATCGAATTTATGCTTCTGAGTCATCGATAGAATTGTCTTGAACGACTTTCTGTCATCAGTCTTGTCAGCAATCTTAGTGTCGCTATAGTAGTACTGATACGGATTCTCGTCGTCCTTGAATTTTTTAAGCTTAGCTTTTCCGCGATGAATTAGATATTCGATATCGCAGAAGTTAAACCCGTCTTTGTTTTCGAAGAATAGATAAGATGCCGACTCGAACGTAGTTTTAGCGATAGATCTTTTAGCTAAGAAATCCATAGAATCCAGAGGTGAGAGCTTTGGAATGATTATATGCTGAGTGCCTTTAGTCGGCTGAATGTCGTAAGCTTTCTTTCGCTTTCCGTCTTTGGTTTCATCATTAACTTTTAGATATGCAATGAGAATATCTTTAACCATTTCGTCGATAGTAGTTTTATAACTCTTCTGAACTAGTGAAGTAGCATCTATTAGGTGTTCCTCGGAGCAAAAGTGAATCACATAATCGCGTGTTGTTTGTTCTTTATTGATTTTAATATCTTTGATAGCATATATTGCGAATCGTCTTTTAACCGGTTCAAATTTTTCGCCTGAAACTTTATATTCGACTTCTAGATATTCTTCACCGACGATCGGAAAAGCTTTGATTCCCTGAATTTTATCAGTAGACATTCCGTTCATCAGATTAACAGAATCTTTGATCGAGACGTGTCCGTAGATTGTCTTAGCAAAAATATCTTCATAGATTGACATATCAGTGATTAGCTCAGAAATACTGAGACTCATGCTATTGTCTACATTTTTAATTACTGCGGTAAAGTTTTCTAGTGTGCCTAAGCCTCTTGAAGTTTTACCGGATGTCTGTTCACTCATTCAATAAATCTTTCAGTTGACTTTCTACTACTGACACTAGACGTTTATCGAGCAGTCTGATATGTCTCTTATTCTCATTTTCTTCGAATTCACTATCGTATGCGGCCACAGCACTCCAGATAGTTAAGTTTGGAGTAGTAGCAGATTGCAGAGTTATTTCTTCGTCTACTGTGATCAATTTCCAGTTGTAACCCGATACTGATGCATCATAATCTGCCTCAGCTAAATGAGTATTAGTATCCAAGTTCATATAATATTTCACTGGCTTCTTTTTGTAATATAGAGTCGTAGATTGTGCTTCATAGACACTTCCGTATTTTACTTTCATATATTCATCGAATGCATATGAACTTAGAGGCCAGTCATGATATGGATCGATGATGTCATTAATGAGATAGATAAGCCAGACATAATTAGGATCATCGTAATAATCAAAAGCTAGAGCGTCAGCAGTTTCACCGTCTTTGATTATGTATGGGTAAAAGTTATTAGCATCTCTTTTGAAATTATCTAGAACTCGTGTTCTCAGAGTAATATTTTTAATATCTACTCCGTTATAAGAAATAGTCGGGAATTTGTT